AACCTGTACATCTGCACTGCCAACTATGATGGTTCAACTGCCATCTGGAAGAAACTAGTATTACAGGCGATATAAAATGGCGAAACAGACGATTGACCTAGGTACATTAGGCGGTGCCGATGGTACCGGTGACAGCATCAGGACCTCGGGCGCCAAGATCAACAACAACTTCACGGAGTTGTACGCCACCAGCGCAGTGCAGTCGCACATCGGCATAGTCCAGAACAACATCAGTTCAACACTGAGCAACGCGGACATAGTGCTGAAACCGGCAGGCACGGGTTCGATAAGTTTTCCCGCATTGAGATTCAATGACAACAGCATAGAGGGATCGAGGAGTAACGACAGTTTAAGAGTTCTTCCGAGTGGCACAGGCAGTGTCAAAATAGATTCCATCAACATCAAAGAAACAACCATATCGACCAACACTTCAAACAGTGATATAGAACTATCAGCGAGTGGTTCAGGGTCAGTCCTCTTCCTAGGAGGAATGCTAGTAGATGACAACATGCAGATAAAAGACAATGTTATCAAAACAACAGCATCCAACTCGGATCTAATAGTTTCCCCAGCGGGCACAGGATCTGTGCAGATCACAAACATAGACCTAAATGAAGGGACTGTGGACAACACCGTGATAGGTGCATCTACACCAGCCGCGGGATCATTTACTACGATCACATCCGATTCTATCAACACAACCGGACTCAGTATCACGGACAACAGAATTAGAGCAACACAATCCAACGATGACCTTGAAGTCAACGGACGTGCGGCGGGAGTGGTTGTGATTAATGGATTGTCTTTGTTCAACCAGGATGGCGAAGTGGGCGAGGTACTGAAGACCGATGGCAATGGCACTTTATTTTTCGCATCTCACTCCTCACTATTCGATAACTCCTTCCTGGAGGATGTAACCGCAACAGTTTTAGGCAGTAGTTCCGCACCACAAGTGGTAGACACTTGGTCTGCATCCTCGTATAGAAGTGTGAAATACCACATACAGATCTCAGACGCCACGGCGGACAGGTACAGGCTCATAGACGCCAACGTCACGCACGACGGTGTGACAGCATACATCAGCGTTTTCGGTGGCGTGGACAACGGTGATGGTGATGGATCCAGCGTGTACGACACCATAGAGTTCTCGGCGGACATATCAGGCGGCAACGTTAGGTTGCTAGGAACAGTAAATAACACAAATGATCAGGCGATAAAACTGATCAGGAGAGTGATTAACGTATAATGGCACAACAAACTTTGAACATAGGATCAACAGCGAATGACGGCACAGGTGATCCGTTGCGTACGGCCATGGACAAGGTCAACGACAACTTTGACGAGATCTACGCATCTCCGTTGTTCACAGAAGACATAACCATAAGTGGCAACGAGATCCGGGCCAACAGGTCCAACGACGACCTAGTGTTGGCACCATCCGGAACTGGTGCAATTTTAATGCCCGCGATCAGGATCAACGACAACAACATCGAGGCCACTAGGACCAATGATGACATCAAACTCGTTCCTTCTGGGTCCGGAGCAGTACAGATAAGTGATATAAGGATAAGAAACAACTTTATCACAACCAATGTTTCAAATGCAGATTTAATTTTAATACCCAGTGGGACAGGACAGGTATCAGTCACGAAATTAGTTGTTGATTCTAATGTCTCTATAGTAGACAATGAAATAAAATCAACACAAAGTGATTCAGATCTCGTGATATCTCCTGCGGGAACAGGACAGGTCGTGATCAGCAAGGCTGACATCAACAGTGGAAATATTGATAACACAGTGATCGGTGGTGCTACACCGCTGGCGGGGACTTTCACCACAGTCACGGCCACGACATCAGCGACCATCGATGGTATCACCTTCAGGGACAACCAGATATTCACCAACCAATCCGATGCTGACCTGGAACTCTCGGCCAGTGGCACAGGATCTGTGAGGATAGGAAACGTGAGGTTCCCAACAGCAGATGGTACCGTCGGACAGGTGTTAAAGACCGACGGAAACAACCAATTGGGTTTCGCCACCGCGAGTGCCCAACTTAACCATTCAGACATCAATGATAACACTACCACAGTGGCATCATCGGCGACGTCCTTGATAGACTCTTTCAGCACAGCCACCTACAGGAGTGCGAGGTATTTCATATCAATTTCAGACACCACTAACGACAGGTTCGAGATAGTGGAGGCCAGCATCGTGCATGGTCCCAGTGCGGACAGCACCACGGAGGCCTACATCACGGTTTTTGGTTCCACCACTAATTACGGAACGCCATTGGCCACTTTCACAGTGGATGTAAATGACGGAGATGTGAGGCTGTCGGCAACGAACATAACCAGCGACAGCACAGTCTTCAAGTTCCAAAGGATCTTGATAGATTTATAATATAAAGTAACGTAAAATAACACTTTAGATGAGAAGAAACAACAGAAGACAATCCCATAGGTCACCGCGATCAGAGATAGCCAGGCTGGAAGAACAGCTCAAAAGGACCATGGATCCGGTGGATCGCGAGGGCATAAGACAGCACATAGAACACTGGCAACGTGCCCAGAACGACAGGCACTGATATCCAATAAATACCCGTGTAAGGAGTAAGATTCAATGGCAACACCGGTGTGGACAACATCAGCAGGCAAACTGGCCACGTTCAACGAGGACAGTTCGTATTCGCTACAACTGGAAGCAAACACCAGTGATTCAACGGCCATAACTTACTCAGTGATAGCAGGAAGCCTGCCCTCGGGCATGAGGGTGACATCAACGGGCCTACTGACGGGCACTCCGGTCCAGGTTGCCAAGAGAACTCTTTACACCTTCGTCGTGCGTGCCACGGCCGGAGCCCAGATCACGGACAGGACTTTCTCAATAGACATCGAAGGACAGGACGCACCTGTTTTCACCACGGCATCGGGACAACTACAACTGGATGATTCAACCAGGGTGGGACTGTACTGGGTGTTGGATGGGGAGTACGTGAACTTCCAGTTCCAGGCCACAGACATTGATACCCGACTGGGTGGGGAGATAAAGTTCGAGGTCATTTCAGGAATACTGCCTCCGGGACTCACACTCAGGGAGGATGGACTGCTTTCAGGCACGTGCCAACTCACAGACGACTACTTCGAGGACTCCACGAGACAGATAGCGATGACCTTCCCTATAACGGTCAGGGTCAGTGATAGCACTTCGGTGACTACACAGGAGAATTCAATATACGTCTACTCGGCCGCGTACTGGAATGTCAACAATCCCAACATCACAATCGACATGACCGAGATCAACGGGTTTCCGATCACCATGGATCACACCTCACAGAGGAGACCGGTTTTCACAACAGACTCAGCATTGGGCACGTTCAGGCATGACAACACACATGTGATCAAGATCGACGTGGATGACGCGGACTCCACAGGCACTAACCTAGTGTATTCTAAAGTGGGTGGAACTTTCCCCCCAGGAATGAGCGTGGATACCAACTCCGGTGAGGTCTTTGGCTACGTGCCCAGACAGGGCGAGGTCACACAGGACTTCTCGTTCACGCTAAGGGCAACAAGGACCATGCCAACGGGACAACTGGTGTACTCTGATAAACTGTTCACCATTACTATAATAGGCGACCTAGACATAGGGGTAACATTCACCACCCCAAGGAACGTGGGTACACTGACTGCGGACATACCCAGCACACTGGCGATAGAGGCCGTAGCAGATGAACCCAACAGGGTTCTTAATTATTCAGTAACTGGCGGGGCACTGCCGACGGGGATTACACTGTCGCCTTTGGGTAATCTCGTGGGCACCATAGATCCCAGCGACTTCACAGACTCCACGAGGACCTTCACGTTCACAGTAACGGTCAGTGACCAGTACCAGACGGCGGCCGCGATCAAGGAATTCACACTGACGATCAACATACCCTACACCACCATTGAGTACGGAAGCCTGCGTGGACACGCGACCTCGTTCATTGACCAGAACATATTCTATAACATAGCACAGGATCCCAACATCAACTCACCGGAAGAGATTTACAGGCCCGAGGACAGCAACTTTGGAATGAAGTTGAAGGCGGAGATGCTGATGATGGCGGGCATCGAGGCACAGACACTAACAACATTCCAGAATCAGATGGAACTTAACCACGCACCCATAACACTTTGGTTTGGAGACATCAAGACCGCTGTGGCCAAGCAGAGTGGCACAGTGCTGTATGAAGTAATTTATATTGACATGATTGATCCGTTTGTGAACAACGACGGGGTTGAAACAGGTGCCACAACAATACGTCCAAATGCCGTTGAGAACATGAGAGACAGGATCAAGGCACTAGGGCATGATGAGTGGACCTACCTACCACTCTGGATGAAGACGCAACAGGCGGGCGACACAGGCCCCTTGGGGTACATCAAAGCAGTGCCTATACTGTACTGCAAGCCAGGAACCTCCGCCAAACTCAAGAAACGTATAGAAGATTTGAATCTAAACTTCAAGAACATAGATTTCATCATAGACAGGTACATCGTTAGCAAGAGCAAGGTGTCCCCGACTTTGTTCACTGGTGATGGTTCCACACTGTCATTTGAGTTGAACGAGATCGTTCACGAAGAAGATATTTTGGTAAAAGTCGGATCAACCATCCAGACACGCGATGACACTGGTGACGGCACAGATTACCATCTCACACACGACGTTGACAATCAACGAACAACCATTGTTTTCAATGTGGCGTCAGTGCCCGCGGACGGAGATGTTATCAGGGTGGAGAGATTGAACGATAAATATCTAAGATTTAGGGACATAACATAATGGCGAGCAACATAGTACCAGGAAACATAGACGGAACATATCCGGTGGCCGGACAGGACAACAGTTCACAGGGCTTCAGGGATAACTTCACGGCCACCAAGAACAACTTCACGGAGGCCAAGACTGAGATAGAGGCACTACAGTCAAACAAGGCCAGCCTAAACGCCGCTAATGATTTCTCCGGTAACATAGTATCAGACGCTGAACTCAAAGACAATTCGGAAACTGTGTACGCACACGGTTCAATAGCAGACACAATCACATTGAATCATGAGAACGGACACTATCAAACACTTACAACCACTGACACCATAACACTTGAATTTTTGAACATGCCCGCATCAGGCAAACTGGGTAGGATCATACTGGACGTCACAGTGGCATCAACAGCACACACAATAACAATACCATCCAATGTTTTAGTCTCTGGTAACGTGTCAGGTGGTGACGGCAGTTCAGACACAATCACTGTGCCCACTTCAGGCAGATACCTGTACGAGTTCATGAGTCCAGACGGTGGCACAACCATACTGATGCACCAGTTAGGCAACAACTACATCTAATAGGAGGTAGTGATGTATTTCCATCCATTACAAGAAGAGATAGGCAACATGAGCGAGGAGGACATCTCCAATCGCATCAAGGAACTGTCCAGGAAGGTGGCGATCGCGAGGAGGGGCAGGAATCCGGAGATGCTGGCCAACCTACAGATGGCCTTGAAGACATACCAAGACGCCATCAGACAGAGGCGTGTTGAAGAATGGCACAAGAACAACAAGAAGTTAAGGAACGAACCAGATATAGGTGACCTCATAAACATCGACTAGTAAGTAAACTAGATGTCAAACAGTTTCAGTTGGAAGACTAAATTCAAGAGCATAATCATAGTGGATGGAGAACTGTTCCCCAACGAGTACTCGGTGGAACTGCACCTCACACCACACACTGCTGACCTCAAGGAACAGACCGCGTACTTCGACAGGCTCAAGAACCTGTTCGAACAGGTGTTCGCCAACACCGTGACGACCTGGCGTGAGGAGAAACTGTACTCCGTTCTGAAGAAGAACAGCACCAACAGGTTCATTGAATTACCAAGACCACCCTATGACCAGATCATGGCCGCGGTGTGCTATTGCAAGGCCAACAGCATCTTGGACAGCAAGATAATAATAGAGAAGATCGCGTTGAGTTCATGGCAGGGCGATGGTATTACCTACACGGTTGACAAGGACAGCAGAGAGCTTATACTGTTAGATAGGCCCGACTGGTTCTCGGAGGAATACAGCAATTTCGACCCATGGTGGTTGAGGCCAGACACGGCGACATATGATGAGGAACTTGACAAGGGCATATACACAGGACACTTCAGTTGGACAAATCAGCGGATTGTCGTTGACAAACAGCACCAGGAACATGCTAAAATATTCGAGTTCAACCCAAAGGTGCTAGATGGCGGAAAAGACAAAGACAAATGAGCATGGTGATGTGATCTTCTCTGAAGAGGACGCGTTAGAATTACTCTACACTGACCCAGACTTTGACATATCGAAACTGTTCTTCGAGGACACAGAGAAGTATTCATTAGCATTAAAAGAACTTGGATTGGATCTCCCGAGCATAAACACCACACCCAACAGAGAACCTTTAGCAGACTTTGACAACAAAAATATCAACAACTGGCACATGCCAGAGCAGTATTACCAGATCAACGTTCTACAATGGCTGTTGGAACGATGCCAGAACGACGAAGAAAAATTGCGTGTGCAGATGGAATACGACCTCTTCGAGAAGAAGAAATTCATACGAGTGCTACAGTTCCTGATCTACTTCGTGGACACACTCAGGGCCAACAACATAGTTTGGGGAGTGGGACGAGGCAGTAGTGTGGCCAGTTTCTGCCTGTTCCTGATCGGAGTACACAAGATCAATCCCATGCTGTACAATTTGGACATCACCGAATTCCTGCGATGATAAGTAATCAATATAGGAGCACATAATATGGTAGCAAGACCCACAAGAAAAAGAATGTACAGGACCATGCAGGGACGCATGGTAGACATAGAAAAATTACGAGCGGCCAACGAGAACGTACAGGCGGTTGGAAACATGAATGTAAATGCACGTGGAGACATTTTAGGACCAGGTGGACAGATAGCGACCAAGAAGGAAACAATAATCAAAAAGTACTACGAGCAACCTAGGGGCATGGTGGATGACACCCCAACCAGGGCCAAGCCCGCACCAGCACCAAGGACTCCACCAAAACAGAACATTCAAACAATGACCCCTGTCACAAAGACGGAGATCAAGCAAGTAGAACCTAAGCCGGAGCCCGTAGTGGCACCTAAAGTAGCAGTAGAACCTGAACCAACACCGGTCTCGACATTCAAACCCAAGACAGAGACCACAGAGAAAAAAGGCATCGACGCCGCTCTTGACGGATTGGAATAGATCTGTTAATATAGTCCAATATGGGACAGATAGAAGACTTACAATCAAAGGGATTCGGATCACACGGTGGCAAGCAGTACACCGTTGACTACGACATCACACCACTCAAGAAACGTGTGTTGGTCTCTGACATGCACTTCGGAGAGACCAAGACCGCAGGCGGTATCATACTCACAGACGATGACGGCACTGAATCAGGCATACACCCACGTTGGGCCAAGGTCTACGCCGTGGGCAAGGAACAGGATGACGTACGGGTGGGACAGTGGTTGCTGATCGCACACGGCAGATGGAGCCGGGCACTCAAGGTCAAGAAACAGGGCACGGAACTGGAAGTGAGGATGATAGATGAGAATGACATCCTGTTGGTCTCAGACGACGAACCAGAACAGAACAGATTGAGGGCCGGTTACGTGAACACAGGTGGCATGCGACAGATGACATCACTGCCTGGCAATGACTAAGATAACAATCAAAAAAGTAAAGATAGAAATAGATAAACTTGTCACCATGGCGGAAATGGGACTGGGAGTGGAACGTCCTCTCAACAAAGAAAAGAGAACATGGATCAACAAATTGAAGAAAGAAGGTGCATGGGATCCAGTCCTAGTGACACCAATAAAAGATTCAGGATACT